TTTAACTTAACTTCAAACTTTAAAGCGTTAGATGAAAATGAAGATGGAAGTATTAACATAAAAGGCTATGCCAGTACTAATGACCAAGACAGAGCAGGTGATGTAATTCATCCCGCAGCTTGGGCTAAAGGCGGTATAGGTAATTATGAAAATAATCCCATTATCCTTTTTAACCACGATTATCATAATCCTATCGGTAAAACAACTGAGTTAGGTGTTGACGAAAGAGGATTAAAGATAAAAGGGAAAATATCTAAGTCAGCAGGAAAAATTAATGAACTAGTTAAAGAAGGTGTACTTGGCGCATTTAGCGTTGGTTTCCGAGTCAAGGACGCTGATTATATAGAGGAAACCGACGGTTACAGCATAAAAGATGCAGAGCTTTTTGAAATTAGTGTGGTATCAGTACCCGCTAATCAAGCCGCAACTTTTTCTGTAGCTAAGTCTTTCGATTCAGAAAATGAATATGAGAATTGGAAGAAAGACTTTGTCAAAATAACTGGTCAATCTATTGACATAGATTCACCAGAAGAAACAGTCAATCAGACTGTAATCAAGGAAACGGAAATGTCAGAAAATAATGAAAAAGATTTCAACCTTGAAGAATTTGCGAAAGAAGTAGCTAGAAAAACTGCTACTGAAATTGCAATGGCACAAGCTGAAAAGCAAGCTAAATCTGATGCAGAGGCTCAAGCAGCCGCTGACGAAGTAGAAGCTGAAAATGCGCTAATTCAAGAGAAGAAAGCTGAAGTTGAAAGCATAGTCAAAGCAGGAACTGAAGGAGCAGAACGTTTAATGTCTGATCTAGAAGATCGTGTTTCTAAAGACTATTCCAACTTAGAAACTGTTGTTGAAGAACTTAAATCCGAACTTGCCGAAAAATCTGAAGAAATTGTTAATATCCGCGACTCAAAAAGAGTCTTTGCTACTAAAGGTAGTACTGACTGGAAAGAGTCATTTGCACAAGATATTGATGATGCATATATGCTAGGAAAAGCAACTGGGCGTGGATACGAAACAAAATTCGCGCAGGGCGTAATGGAAAAAGTTAACGCCATGTCAGGTGTTGGTGTATCTTCAGCAGATTTCGAACAAGAAGTTTCTCAGAATGTAGAAAGAGATATTCAAAATGAATTAATTCTCGCTCCTATGTTTAGGGAAATTACTATGAATGCCGCTACTATGATCATGCCTGTACTACCAGATGCTGGTTACGCAGAATTTGCGTCAACTCAGACAACTGCAGGTACAAGCCCTCATGGTAACTTAGCCCAACGTGGAGATACTTATGGTACTCCGTGGGGTGGTATTGATATGACGGAAAGATCTCTCTCAACTAAAAAACTTATCTCAACAAGTTATCTTGGTAACGAAACTGAAGAAGATGCAATTATGCCAATTCTTCCTCTAATTCGTGAATCAATGATCAGATCTCATGCTAGAAGCATCGAGTCTGGACTTCTAGTTGGTAACCTTGCAGATGGACCTTTTGGTACATCTAATGCATGCTTTAACGGTATTGTCTCACTCGCATCAGCGGATAGTGACAAAACACAATCAAGCACAGCATTCGCAAGTGAATCACTTACAGCAGCTAATCTATTAGCAGCACGTAAGAATATGGGCAAATATGGTGTTAACGCAGCAGATGTTGTTTATATCGTTAACCAACAAGAATGGTATAACTTAATGGACGATGCAGAATTTCAAGATGTCAACTTAGTTGGCTCTGAACTAGCATCTAAAGTTAAAGGATCAGTTGGTATGGTCTACGGATCACCAGTTGTTCTATGTGATGAGTTCGCTACTCCCGCTACTGGCAAATATTACGCAGTAGCAGTCAATCCTAAGATGTTCGCAATGGGACGTCTCAGAGGAATGACAATTGAAAGCGACTACGAAGTTGTTAACCAACGCAGAGTACTTGTGGCTTCACAAAGAATTGGCTTCATCGATATCATCGATGGTGTTACTTCTAAATGGGCACTACAATACAAAGCGTCTTAAGCTGGGTAATCTGGGAGGTTTATGCCTCCCAGATTTTTTAAAGGAAAATCAAAATGGATCTATGTACACTCGCAGAGTACAAAACTTACAAAAAGATAGAGCATAATAAAGACGATAGTCAATTAAATGCTTTAATTCCTGCCGTAAGTGCACTAGTCAAAACTTATACAGCAAATGCTATAGTAGACTATGCTATCGAGGATAAGGTAGAAATATTTGATATCTCTGATAATTATACTTCAGAAATATTTTTAACAGAATCTCCACTATTAAGTGTAGCTTCATTAGAAGAAAGAGAGTCAATCGCTGATGATTATACTACTCTAACTGCAAATACTGACTATTATGTAGATGCAGAACATGACCGTCTTTATAGAATAGACGGCGAAACAAGTACTAAGTACTTCGCGAAAGGCTTCGCGTCAGTAAAAGCCACCTATCGCGCAGGTTATACTGAGTGTCCTCAAGATTTGCAACTAGCTGTTTTCGATTTAATTACTTATTATCTTAAAGAAGAATATAAAGGAAGAAGATCAATGGCTGGAGCAACACTTCAGAATGATCCAACATCAACATTAAAAACTGATATTGGGTTTCCAGACCATATCAAGCGCGTACTCGATTTGTACAAAATTATAGATGTAACATAAATGTCCACGAACAATTTAAAACTATTTGCTGAAGAGCTTGGTAAAGGTCTTGCAGATGCTGCTGCAGGGAAGGGATCAAAAGAGGCTCAAAGAGCTTCATATGAATCTTTAAGCCCTCAAGTATTTGCACAAGACGAAAAAGAATTACAAGAAGAATTTAGAAGTTTACAAGGAAATTTATCAGGCAAAACTAGTTCAAAAGAAGAAATTGTAGTTCTACCTCCTATAACAATGGACTGGAAGCAAATACGTACTATATGGAGATCTGAGTTTGCAAAGTTTAAGAAAAACGAAAAAGCAACTAGTTTTAAGGGTGATAAAACAGGTTCAAACGGAGAATACCTAACGAGTTCAGGAAAATATAATGATTGGACAGAATTAACAAAAGCTACAAAGGCTACAATTGGAGCAGGAGGCAGCTGGTATATATGTCCTGTACTTGATTATAAAAGAGCTAATAAAAAACTAAAAAGGACTTTTGGAGAGGCAATAGCAAAAGCAGAAATAAAAAACAGAAAAGACAGTAACAGAAGGGTAGATGAAATAGAACAATCCTACATAACCTCTAGAATAACAGGACACCAAGGAGCTAAAGTACCTGTTCCTGGTAAAGGGTGGCAAGTTTATAGACCAGAAGGAATGACAGAAGGAGAAAAAAGTTCAGGAATTCAGTTAGGACATGGAGAATACGGAAAGCCAAGTTTTTTAAGAAAAGCAGAAGAAGCAGAAAAAAGAATCAATAAAGCAGTATCTTCTGGAAGAATAACTGCAGAAGAAGGAGAACTTCTTAAAACAGGTATTTATATAGCCAAACAAGAATGGAAAGTACATTTAGAACACGTTGAAAAGTTATCCTTAAGATCAGGTTTTAAAAAGAATTATACTTTAGTAATAGTAACAGGACAGCGTACTTCTAAGAATATGAGAGATGCTGATAAAGAAAAAGAATTTGGTGATGGGGTAAAAATATGGTGGACACGTGCAGCAAAATCAGAACATAAAACAAGATTACCACAAAGTATAGGAAATCTAATACTAGGTAAGTTAACAACAGGTAATAAAGGGGTTCGTAATACTAGTAGAAGATATAAACCTAGAGAAGTAATACAAAGTGATGAAAGAAGTGCTCCTGTTAAATTAATTTATAAACAAAAAACAAGATTAAGAATATCAAAACCAGGATTAGGTATAGTAGCAGCAGCTAAAAAAGCTGTAAAATCTGATAAAAAACAAGATGTAAAACCCCAAGTTCAACCTGCAAGTATAGGTGATGCAGGAAGCCCTTTACATTTAAGAAGTGTATTTAATGCAAAAATGGCAGAAGCAATAAAAGATAATATGGGAGGAACAACACTACATAATAGAACAGGAAGATTCGCAGAAAGTGTTCATGTGCATAATATTGCACCACACAGAGGGACCGACGGAATAGTACAATATAGTTATATGTATAATCCTTATCGAATATTTGAAGGAGATGGTACAAGAGATCCTAGATTAATAATTGATAAAACTATAAGAGAACAAGCAGCAGAAATGGCAATGGGTACATTTACGACACAGAGAATATAATGGCAAGAACAAATACAACAAGAAGAGGAGCAATACTAACAGCTTTGGCAACAGAGTTTAAAAATATTGATGGATCAGGGAGTTACAAAGCTAGATTAGATGGAAACGTTGAAACTAGAATGAAATTTTGGGATGAAATAGAACAATATCCTGCAGTACATATGGCTGCTGGGACAGAAACAAGAGAATATTATGGTGGTGGTCAAAAATGGAGATTTTTAAATATAACTATAAGAGCTTATGTTAACTCAGAAGATCCAATAGAAGAACTAGAAGAACTACTAGAGGATTTAGAAACTGTAGTAGATAATAATAACAGTTTAACTTATAAACAGTTAGGCTCTAATGCTGGGGTTACTCAGTTTACAGTACTTTCAATTAGTACTGATGAAGGAGTGCTCGCGCCTCTCGGCATTGGAGAGATGATTATAGAGGCACGTTACTAATTAGTAACACGCCCATTTAAGGGCAAAGCTGAAAAGAATTCGTAACAGCAAAAGCAATACGAATAATTTTCTAAAGGAGAACCGTAATGGCAACTTATTATTTTAGTAGAGATGTGAAGGTTTATGCACATGTTCCTTTGGCTGCAGCCGCAACCAAGAATATGTATTATGAACTACCCGTTTTAGATGGATTTTCATTTTCTCAAGCTACTAACACAAGTGAAATTACACTAAATCAAGCTCAAGATACGAGTGGCAATAGTGTCAGAGGACGACAAATGTTCAATGACTCTTATGCTCCTGCAGAGTGGAGTTTCTCTACTTATATGGCACCTTTTACTTCTGCTGGTACTACAATTGGTACTGGTGGTATATCGGGTGATACAGACGGAGATCACCACGAAGTTTCTGAAGCACTTTGGGCAATGTTTTTTGGCCAAACTGTAAACGGAGCTTTAACTTCTGATACAAGTAATTTATCAATATCACCAGCAGGCTCTAATAAAGCTACTATTGGTGTATTTGATTTGTACTTTGTATTTGGAGGCGCAAAAATAGCCGAGTCTAGTGGTAAACCTGCATCAGCATATGCAGATGGTGCCCAAAAGATCTATAAAATCGCTAATTGCTCAGTAAATGAAGCAAGTATCGACTTTGATCTTGATGGAATTGCTACTGTTAACTGGTCAGGAATGGGTAAAATCGTAACTGAAGAATCTGGACTAGATTTATCTAGCTCAACTGCTTTGATTACTGAAGGTGTTGAAAACACTACAGGCTTTATCCGAAACAGACTATCTGATCTAACTATCACAGGAGACGCTTCTGGAGGTTCAGTAACTTATGCACTTACTTTAACAGGTGGGAACATAACTATGAGTAATAATCTTACTTATCTGACTCCCGAAACTCTTGGCTTAGTCAATCAACCACTAGGACATGTGACAGGAACTAGATCAATTTCAGGTAATCTTACCTGTTATCTAGATAATGAATCAAACGCTAGTGCAGAGCTATTCGAAGATATTATTGAAGCAACAACTGATATACAAAATGTATTTAGTTTAGCTTTTGATATTGGAGCTAGTGGTACACCACATCTACTTCTAACTATGGCAACTTGTCACTTAGAAGTACCAAGTCACTCGATTGATGACGTGATTTCGCTGGAAACTAATTTCCATGCATTACCATCTACTATAGGTGGAACAAATGAAATAACTGTATTCGATTTTGTCGGTAAAGACATAAACGCATAGTTATTTTACTAACCGTTAAGGGTGGTAATAACCACCCTTAACACAAATTAAAACACTTTTTTAAAACAGAGAAGAAAATGACAGAAAATAAACAAGTATCTTTAGCTTCATTACTTACACCAAGTAAGACTTTGACTATGGAATACCCAGACTTTGAAGGTTGGAATGTTGACCTAACCTA